AGATTTAAAGGCTCAAGCTCTGAAAGATCTAAGCTGAATGTTAAAGATCCTATTAGTGATGACATGAAGAACTCTGGAATAAGAAGATTAGAGATGTCAACCATAAGATCGTATATCTGAAAAGATCTTAACATGAGAGAGAACTCACCATCAACACTCAGAAGCTTCTCATGATACATCTGTTTCTGTCTATCAAGCTCTTTAATCAACTCAGAAAGCTTAGAACTCATATTCTCACAATTATATACTGTAGTTATAGATTAATAATGTCTTTTGTCTCTCTCTTTCTCCACCAACAACACTTTTCATAAGAAGAACATGTTCAACAGTCTTTACATTATACTTGTTTCTCTCGATCCACTCTTTCATAAAATCAATCTTCATATGATCCTCAGGAAGCTTAAGAACGAATCTTCCTTTTATCTTCTCTAACATGTCCAGAAGATCTCTCATGTCTTGTTCTTTAAAGAGATATTTGTAATATCTGCTACGTCCTTCTCGAGATGATAATAAGAAAGGTGGATCACAATAGAAAACAGTATAGTCTCTATCATATTTCTTGATAAGCTCTCGAAAATCAAGATTCTCAATAGTCACATCTTGCCACATCTTTGAATACTCAGTTAGTAAAGCAACATGTCTTTTAACATTTTTAGCTAAAGACTTTGATACATCAGTCTGAAAAGTCTCTCTTCTAGCGTCAAAAGTCGCTCTAGTCAATAGAAAAATAGCTGCAGCCTTCTCAACAGGATCTAGCTTGTGGATCTCTCCAGAGTTGTAAAGCTCAACATATCTTCTTATAACATCTCGAGACACAGGTGTCAAAACAAGTCTCTTCTGTAGATCTCTAGGTCTCTCTTTTAAAACAATAAAGAAATTTGTGAGAAGACTATCGATATCGTTATAAACAATTATCTTGAAGACATCTCGAGGAGCATACATAGATATGACACCAGAGCCTCCGAAAACCTCCACCAATACTTTTGATCTTGATTTAACGAGAAGATCTATTATCTCATCTTTTATATACCAGTCGCCACCTGGGTATCTCAATGGTTTTGTGAGCCTGGCACTCTCTTTAAGCTTATCAAGTTCTTTGAGAAGCTCCTCAGAGATCTCATCAGATACATCTTGTTGAGAAGAAACAGATGTCTTAGGGAGATCTGTAGAGATCATTTTAGGGAGATCCGATATAGGGATTTTAGGAAGATCTGTGAAGTCGAATAGAAGGGATCTTAGGTGTGTAGTCTTCATAATCTATTGATACTAGATGTTTAAGAAGCTTTTTATACATAGAGTATATATTCATTTTATATGCAACCTCAAAACTTTTAGCTCTCCAATCGATCAATGCTTCTCTTTTGTTTCTATACATGTCTATAACCTGGAGAATCACATCAGCAAATTCATTGACATCATAAAGATGTTGTTCAAAAAAGATCCCTGAGGATCCTACGTCAAAACGATCGTATATAGAGATCTGTCTTGCTGGGACAACAAAACCTGTTGAGAACTCTAGTAGAGGCGGAAGACTTGTGTGAACAACAGGTGTCCCAAGTGCCATTGCCTCGAGAACTGGAAGACCGAATCCTTCCGAAAGCGATGGGATCGCAAGGATGTGAGAGTTAGCTATTACAGATAGAATAGTGTTTCGAGGAAGCTTTCCAAAGTCTGTTTTGAGAACAAGATTGTCATGTTTCTTAAAGTAATTTAATCCTTTTTCTTCTGTTATAACAAGAAATTTTATCGAGGAGTCTCTCTTCTCTATCTCTGAAATAATTTTGTCAAGCCAAGCCAATCCTTTTCGAGGATGAGAGTTAGCTATTGTTGTAACAATCACATGTCTCTCAGGATCTAAGCCGATGCTACTAAGATATCCTAAGCCTAAGTTCTTCATGTTTTTCACTTGAACAATTGTCTCAATATCGATCCCGTGGTGGACAACATCAATAACTTTCAGACCTGCCTCTATAAGCTTGTCTCTAACATAGTTAGATACAGCTATAAAGTTTACTTCTCTCATCCAATCATAGACGTATCTTCTATTCAATCTCCCTTCTGTAGGACCGTAGAAAACGTTTTTCACACCAGCATGATTAAGATCTCGAGCTAGAAGGATCCATGGAGATGCTATGAGAGGATCTACAGCCATGACTATTATAGCCATCTCATTGTTTCTTCTAAGCTGAAAAGAAGGGATCATCCTATCGATCCATGTAGCCTCGATATTATACACGTTAGCTACTTTCACAATATCAATAGCAACATTCTGTAGAGAGACAGCTCTGTTAGAAGTCATGATCATAATCATATGTGCATCCAAATAAAAAAATAGATGAAAAAGAAAAAAAGAATATTTTTTACAAAAAAAATGTTTATGTTATCGTTAGTATGGAGCTACCCATCCAGCCACTACTTGAATGATCTCGTCCAATATTGCTGGGTCTGCTTTGAAAGCTGTTACATAGAAGCTCTTCAATCCACTTGCTAAAGCTGTTGCTGAATCACCAGTAGCTCTACTTATATGTTTAAGCAGCTTGTTAGCAAAACCTAAATATTTAGCTCGATCAGGGCCGTTCACACCATACTTATCAAGTATTGGTCTAACAAGCTCCTGAACGCTTGCCCATGTTATCAATCCTTCCTGAGCCCTTTCTAAAGCTACATCTCTCACTTGTGTAAATCTTGCTCCTATTGTCGTTGGATCAAGCTTCACGCTATATTTCTTAAATCTCATCTGTCCTGTGTGATACAGAGGCATACTATCACTCGATTAATAGATTCTTCTCGAGAAAACTTTGTCTAAAGATGTTATATGAAATAACTTCTCGAAAGAATGTTAATATAGTAATTATGAGACATATTATCTATGGAAAAGCTTATGACAATAAGAAAACAAATCGATAAAGAAGTAAGAGAAGAGCTTACAAAAGAGATTTCTAAAGAAGAGATCGTTCTAGATCAAGATGATTATATAAACAAATTCATTGATCAAATGACAGAAGAGCTTATACAACACTACGCATCAATGGCTGTGAAATTAGCTACAAATTTCCTCTACTCGACCCAACGATGGATGTTTAGAAAAATGAAGATCCCTATACAGATAGAGATAAACACAAGTATGAAAGGATATGGTGGAGAAATACACGCTCGAGTATGGATCCCTCCAGAAACGATCGAGAAGATCCGTGAGATAATGAGAAGAAAACTTAGAGAGAGATACACAGGGACAAGACTGAGGATCAAAGCATTGAAAAAGATATTACTTGGAGAATTAAAAGCAGAATCTGGGGAGATANATGCCATTCTATCAGATATGTATACAGATACCAGAGAAAACAATGATCAAGCTTGAAGAGATCGAGAAGAAATATGGNGTNAAGAAAGAAGATNTNNTANTGAGAGCGTTAGTAAAGATCCTTGAGGAAGAATTCAAATAACTTTTGAAACAATAATATATATGGTGATAACGTGAGTAAAACATATCAAGAGCTTGTATTAGAGTTTCTAGATGGAATAACAGATGCAAGAACGAGAGCAGATATAATAGCTACATTATCATTATTTCAAGATACATATAGATCAGGAAAAATAGATGAGAACAAGCTTATGAAAATGCTTAAACAATTCTGTCTAGACGTCCTCATGGAGAAATATCCCACCAAAGATCCTGAGGAGCTTGATGAACTAGCAGAAGAATGGGCTAACAGATTTTATAGAGCTTTCAGAATAAAAACTGTTAGAGATCGATACTCATTAACATTCTGAAGAGTGTGTGTCCTTGGACACAAATTTGGACACAAATTTGTGGTCAGGCAGGTGTGAGACATGAAGGATCCCATTAAAGATCCTTTTGATGAAAAATTTCTTGAGGACATAGATGTTAGTCTTCTACTTGATATTGATTTGTCTTCTGCTGTTGATCAAGAGTTTTCTTTTTCTATAACACAATACTCTACATCTGTTTTGAAGCTTGAGGATCTTGACAATATCGATTGGGATCTTGTTACATCAAGCGTCTTAGGAATAACAGATCCGATCGGACAGCTGAAGGATTGGTTAGCATCTGTTTTACAAGGTTTTGTAGATACGATAAAGAAGGCTTATGAAAGTATTGCCAAGCCTATCTCCGATACAGTATCAACTATTCTGAATATTGTGTCAGTGATCCCTGGGGCTTTATCGAGACTTGCAGATATCATTAATAGTGTTGTCATCACGCCGATCCAAAACGTTTTGAACTGGATCGCATCGATACTTCCATCTCTACAAAACATTGTATATATATTGTTCTCAACAATATGGGATAACATAACAAAGATCCCTGGGGCAGTAGCTGATATACTGAAAAGTGTAGGAGAGAAAGCATCATCATTACTAAAAGATGTTGCATCAGGATTATCAACATTAGCATCACAAGTATCTGATGCGATCAAAAGTGGAATAACAACATTAGGAGACATGATTAGAAGCGCATCATCAGTTATAACATCAGTATTCTCAGACCTTGCTGATAAGATCAGAAGTGGATTCTCATGGTTTATCGATCAGGTAGTTAAAATCCCAGATCTTGTGAGAAATCTTGTTGATAGAGTAGTCTCAACATTCTCTGATCTTGCTGATAAGATCAAAAGCGGATTGTCATGGTTTATAGAACAAGTATCTAAGACACCAGATCTTATAAAAGATCTTGCGAGTAGCGTGTCATCAATATTCAGCGATTTAGCTGATAAGATAAAAACAGGATTCTCATGGTTTATAGAACAGGTTGCGAAACTTCCTGATGTAATAAGATCTTTTATAGACACAGCTTCAAAAATTTTTGGTGATTTAGCCGATAGAATCAAAGGTGGATTCACATGGTTTATAGAACAAGTGTCTAAAATACCTGATATGATAAGATCTTTTATAGACACGATAGCAAAGATCTTTGGAGACCTAGCCGATAGGATCCGTAGTGGATTCGTATGGTTTATCGATCAAGTCGCTAAGATCCCTGATATGATAAGATCCTTTGTAGATACGGTGGCAAGATTCTTTGGAGATCTTGTTGATAAGATCAAAGGTGGATTCACATGGTTTATTGATACAATAACAAAACTACCAGACATGATATCTAAAGTAGCATCTGAGATAGTCAAAGCATTGACAGGAGCTTTTGAAGAGCTTACTAGAAGAGTCTCTAAATTTGGTGAGGATCTTGGAAAAGCATTAACAGATGTAGCAGATAGAATAAAAGGATTCATAGGAGATGTTGAGAAAGGAGTAGGTGGATTAGCAGAACTGATAGTAGCTAAATTTAATGAGTTCACTAAATTCTTAGGATCATTCTCAGAGGGAGCAAGAGAATGGTTTGAAAACGTAACAAATGTGATAAAACAAGTAGGAGCTGCATTCATGGGATTTATAAATGCGATTCTGAATCTCCCAGGTTTACTTGGAAAAGAATTTGAGAAAGTGAAAAACTTTTTCGCTACATTATATGATGAGATACAAGAATTTATAAAAGATCCTTTGGGCTACATTAGAAAAAGAATTTTGACTCCACTCATTGAAGGATTAACGTTTTTAGGTGAAAAGATCTATGAGGGACTAAAAACATTTGGAGAGTTGATCTACAAGGGATTGTCATGGATATGGGATCGGCTTGTTGAGGGAGCTAACTGGATTAAAGATCGTATAGTTGATCTCAGTAAGAAGGTTTCAGAAGGCCTTTTTGAAATGATCCAAGGAGTCAAAGAGTGGGCTAAAACATTTATATTGAGATGGTTCAAATCAGGATCACCATTCATATATATACCTACTCTCGAGACTGCAGAGGAAGTTGAAAAGATCTTTCAGGAAGCATTGAGAAAAGAACGTGGAGTAGCTGAAAACCTATGGATCGTAGGTGGATCATTGGTATATCCATTTTGGGAGCTAACTATAATACCATTGTTATTACGAGGTATCGTAGGGACATTCGGAGACTTAAGTCTAACAATAGAGCCTGAGGTCGCTGGATCAAAAGCTGGTGGAATAAGCTTCACCATTAAAGTGAAAGAGTTTATAGATGCGTATGTGAGAGGCTTAGAGACTTACTTTACAGGATACGCATTAGGATCTTCAATGGCTATAGCGAATATGTTTATGGTTAATCTACAGCAGTTGTATATACCTCGTGTAGTGTCATACTATGACAAAAAGATCAAAGATATCATTGCAGATCTATTTCCAAAAGAGGTTCTTGACAAAGCTAAGATAAACATGTTTCTAAAGCCTCTGAGTGAGACAGAGCTATTTGAGTATGGCAGAAGATCATTAGTGTTAGCATATGATCCTATATCGAGAACATTAAAAACAGAAGAGCTTGAAAAGATCCTCTCAACAATAAAAGTATATCTAACTATATACGGTCTTCCAAAGTGGTATATAGACTTTATAACATCAAAACCAGAGGCTTTATCAGTAGAGTTTATAGATCGATTCGGAGCCTCAAGAAAGATCTTTATAAGCCCGTTGTTCGAGCTTCCTACACACTCAGAACTTGCAAGAATGACTCAGAGAGACATATTCCCAGGAGTAGATGTCATGAAACAGATAGGATGGATCAGAGGATGGAACGAAGATCTTACTACAATGACATATCTACTAACATTCAAATATCCATCATTTGAAAAGCTGTGGCAGTTCTATATGAGAGCATTAGCTGGAATGTTATGGTTCAAAGCTCCAGACACGATTAAATATGTATTTGATAGAGAAGCTGAAGAGATTAAAGCAGGAAAGCCGATTTCTCCACTCGATATTCAAAAAGCTATACAAGGATCAGAACAGCTGAAAGCATTTGAGACAGCGTTAAACACATATTTCAAATGGATCGAGTATTCTAACTTCTCATGGTTCACAGAGAACACAACAATGTATGGGATCAACATTGGTAGAGAGATCATTAGTAAATTAGGTGGATGGACAGCAGACTCATGGCTTATGATAGATGTATCGGCTGATATACCTGGGAAGATCGATATGAGATGGATGTCTAGATTCGGGATCTTTCAGATGATGGGAGAAAGATTTGATAAGCTTGGAGTGAAATTCGAAAGCTATGCCCCGCTAGTCGAGATAGTGCCCCAGCTGATGGACATGTCTCCCGCAACACCTATACAAGTAGATCTGAGATGGTTCTCTAAGCTTCTACAAGCAACAGGACTTCACCCAGCGTGGATCCCGATCACAACTGTTGCTGAAAACATCATGGTGATATCAGACGAGATGACACTACTCAGAACCGGTTGGCTGAATCTATTCAAAGAAGGACTTATAACAGTTGATGACGCTGAAAAATATCTCTCAGGACTATTAACAGTATCGTATCTAGTAGGCTATTGGGATCCTGCCAAGAAGATCTGGACAACTGGATGGATCAATCTGCCTGTGAGATGGATGCCTCACGAGAGAAGACTACTACAGTTGAGAATGGCTATCGACAGAGTGATGGATGTTTTCAGAGAGATCTATTCATACATAAGATCTGGAATAAGAACACTAGCGATCTCAGTTGATGATGCTAAAGAGAGACTTAAGACACTTGTAAGTGTTTTAGACGCACACTATAGAGAGCTTACTAAAAAGATCACAGGAGTCGAGATGAGCATAAACATTGATGAGAAATACATGACGCTGTGGATCGAGCTACAGAAACTAGCTCAAGACATTGAAGCTAAAGAGAGGATCAGAGCTTGGTGGATGAGAGTATCAGGATGGATCCTTTATAGAGTTGCCTATGGATATGTGACAACAAGTGACATACAGAAGTTTATTGATGTAGTATCGAAATACGCATATATGACTGATATAGAGATAAATGCTTATAAAGAGCTTGTAGAGGCATTGATGAACATTATAAAGAAAGAGAGCATCCCATCGCCATCTCAATTAGCATCATTCTCAGAGTATCTAGATATAGATACTAAAGTGATTGATGATGTTTTAGCTAAATACAATGTCCCTGAGGAGTATAAAGATCTTTGGAGAAGATACATAAGCATGAAACCTATCAAATCAGACTTCAAATCAGTTTTAACAACAATGTTGAAAGCGATTAGATATGGAGT